TGAACACTATAAGTCTTCTGGTTCTAATAATGAGAAGTTTATTATTAGAGGTAATGGAGATAGAGACGGATCTAATATGATCAGAAATTATCCAGAAGAGTGGTATAATAAAACATATTTTTGGAATCCAAAATATTGGAAAGAGATGACAGAAGAGATAAATATTGATAGACCTCTTACAGGCACAATTGCAGCTTATTGGTTTTTACGCTATACAACCTCTAAAATTACGCTATTGAACTTTGATTTTTATAAAACAGTTAAAATTCATACAGTTAGAAAAATAGTACAGCCTGCACCCGTCCATAAACCAGAGCTAGATGAAGCATACTTAAAAAATAATAATAGAATAGAATGGGCTTTTGTATGATAAAAAATGCGAGTATAGAAATTAATGGTGGATGTAATTATGCTTGTCCAATGTGTCCACAAGCTACTGGAAGAGAAAAAGACTTTTTAAAAAAGATGCCACTATCACTATTTGAAAAAATATGTGATGAGCTTCAAGAAGCTGGATGCTCAGATATAAACTTACAAGGCAGTGGTGAACCTTTACTTAATAGAAATATAGATGAATACATTAAAATAGCATCTAAGTATAATATTGCTTGTAGTATCGTAACTAATGGCTTTAATTTAACAGAAGATATGAGTTTAAAACTACTTGATTCAGGACTTGATACTATTCGAGTTAGTGTTATTGGGTATGATAGAGATACCTATAAACATTGGATGAGCAAAGATGCTTTTAATACAGTATATCAAAACTGTAGAACATTTCTAAGAATCTTAGATAAAAGCGCTTATGAAACAAATATTTCATCTTATCACTTAATACTAGATAATAATAATATATCTCAAGAAATAGTAGAGTATAAACTTAATTGGATTACTCCTTTAGATATTGATGCTGAAATATGGATGATGCATAACTGGGGAGGTCAATTTGAAACTCCTTATGATCGCCCTAAAAAAGAAAAACGCAGTTGCGGCAGACCGTTTGCACCTTATCTCAACGTCAGAGCCGGAGGGCTCGAAGGTAAGTATGGAGCTGTTGTACCTTGTTGTTATGTGTTAGGACAAGATTCAAAAGCAGTGTTAGGGCATCTTGAAACAGAATCGCTTACAGAAATTTGGAGAAGCAAAGAGTATAAAAGATTAAGAAACGCACATAGAAATGAGAGATTTGATGAAATTGATTACTGTAAAAACTGTGATCAACTATATGACGCGCCAGACTCTCTTGTGTGGACAAATATTGAAGGTAAAAAGTACGGACAACATAAATCTGATCAATCTATAGATTTTAGGTCACTAGTACACGGAGATTAAAATGCGAGGAAAACGTATAAACGAAGAGCTTGTTAAGTTAGAAATACCTGATTTTACAGAGTCTAGTATTGCTTGGTTGAGCAGTGTAAATATGAAAGATTGGAATATATTTGAGTGGGGAACTGGAGCCTCTACAGTTTGGTTTGCTAAAAGATGTAATAAAATTTGGTCTATAGAGTACTTCAAAGAGTTTAGTGTTTATATGCAAGATTATATAGATAATGCAAATATCACTAACTGTGAGATAAGATATATGGCTCCTGATTTAGCTAAAGATCCAGAATATATAGCTAAGTTTTCTTCAGCTAAAGGTTACTCTTTTAAAGCTTTTGCTTTAACTATAAATGATTATCCACAAGAAATGTTTGATATGGTTATTGTTGATGGAAGAGCTAGGAACAGATGTTTAAATTTAGCACTTTCTAGGGTTAAACAAGATGGTTTAATTATTTATGATGATACAGATAGAATAGAATACAAGAGAGAAGTATTTAAACTATCACATCATTTTTCAGAAATTCTATCCTTTCCTGGTAAGAAACTTACTACAGGAAAACAGAGCGAGACTACAATTTTAAGAAAGAAGTAGTATGAGTTTTAAACACGAACTGTTTCCAACCCCTATTTGGGGCTTTAAGTTGTCAGACACAGATTATTTAAAGCAACTTGAAGTTACTCTTTTAGAAATGAGTAAGGTACTACCTAATAGAGATAAAAGTAACTTTTTAGGGTGGCAAAGCCCTGATGATATTCATAAATATGAATGGTTAGACTATATAAAAAATGCAATACTAAGAGTAGCTAATACAGAAATAAAAGAACAGTTTTCTGACTATTGTTATGATAACTTTTATTTTGAGTCAATGTGGGCTAATATTAATTACCCTAATGCTTTCAACATGGCGCATATTCATGGTGCCGAACTTTCTGGTGTCTTTTATGTAAAAGTTCCTGCAGGAAAAGCAGGTAGAATAGTATTTGTTGATCCTAGACAAAGAGTGTCAATGTCAGAAAAAAAGATTAGATGTTTAAATTATCCTATAACTCCTGAAGAAGGAGTATGTATAATTTTTCCATCATGGTTAGAACACTATGTTGAGCCTAATGAGACTAATGAAACTAGAATTAGTATGAGTTTCAACTTAAGATAATTTTAATTAAATATTGCTTAGAACTTAGCAACTTGATATACTATATGACATGGTATATAAGGAGAACTATTATGAAAATACCTTTTGTAACCTTTAAAATGAGAGAAGGGGGAGAATGGATTGAAAAAACTACTAAAGAGCTTTTTGCAGGAAAAAAGATTGTAGTATTTGCACTTCCAGGAGCATTTACCCCTACTTGTTCTTCAACTCATTTACCCGAATACGAAAAACACTACGCTAACTTTTTATCTACTGGAGTAGATGATGTATATTGTATTTCAGTAAATGACGCTTTTGTTATGAATGCATGGGCAAAAGATCAAAACATAGAAAAAGTAAAAATGTTACCAGATGGTAACGGAGATTTTACTCGTATGATGGGAATGCTTGTAGATAAATCAAACTTAGGTTTTGGTATGCGTTCTTGGAGATATTCAATGCTCGTAGATGATAGACGAGTTAGAAAACTATTTACCGAACCTGACTTTGGAGATAGATCACCTACTGATCCATTTGAGGTTAGTGACGCTAAAACAATGTTACGTTACCTTGATGAGATAAATATTTATGATGACGCCTAAAGTAACAATCTACTCTAAAGTTAGTTGCATACCTTCAAATGATTTTATTGACTACTGGTCAGATAAAACTGATCTTCAGTACTATAGATTAAGAGATAGTCAGTATCCACAAATCGCACATGACTTTGAGTATGCAGATATAGAAGAGATGTACGATAGGAAGTTTTATTCTATACCTATCATATTTATTAATGGTACTTATATCAGTTCGTTAAAAGAAGCGTATAACATATTGAGAGAAGAAAATGCAAATTGAAATTTATTCTAAGTCAAATTGTGCTTTTTGTGTAAAAGCAAAAAACTTACTTAACCTAAAAGAAATTCCTTTTAAAGAATTTATTATTCAAGATCCAACCAATAAACACATGGATCTAAAAGATAATCAAAAATGGATTACAAAAGAAGATTTATTTAATGAGTTCCCAAATGCTAGAACTGTGCCTCAAATTAAAATCGACAATGAGTCGATTGGGGGTTATAATGAACTGGTTACTTATTTAGATAATGCAAATTGAGTTTTTCTTAAAGCAAAAAAACTGTTCTCGGTCAATATCTTTACCTAGTGGAGAGATACTTAATCTTACTTGGAATTTAAAAGATGAGTATCCTAAGCCTTATCCTGCTAAAAAAGGACTACAAGAGTGGTACAAAAACACTCCTAAAAGAAAAGATAATAAGCAAGAGGAGTATGCTAGAGACAAAGGTGGTACGATTAAAAACTGTATGCCTGTGTTTGACATATTGTCTACAGGATATATTATACCTTTAGTTGATCCAGTTAGCATTGAGATAGATGGTAATGAGATAGAGTATGGAGATGAAGGTAGGCTCTTATTTTCTGGTCATGTACTAAATCAATATACTAATGCTCCTTTTGAAGATGAGTATGTTTGTAAATATGATAATATCTGGGTGGTAAAAACTCCTCCTGGATACTCTTGTCTATTTACTCAACCGTTTTATCAATCAAATAAAAGTTTCACTATGCTTCCTGCTATAGTTGATACTGATACCTATGAAAATGCAGTCGCATTTCCTTTCACAATCAAAAAAGACAGTAAAAAAATAGAGATACCTAAAGGATATCCTATGGTTCAAGTTATTCCTTTTAAAAGAGAAGAGTGGACTCATACAATTTTTGATGAAGTATTTGAGGATAAAGTACAAAAAATAACTCAAAGCTTAGACAAAACGGGTATAGATGCTTATAAATCTTTATACTGGAGTAAAAAGTCTTATGAGTAACGAACCATATAGAGTTCTAGTTGATGTATTTGATCCTTCAATGCTCTCTTATTTAGAACAGTATACTAAAATTATACTAGATTCGGGAAGAATGTTAAAAATAAAGGAAGGTCACTATGTGTATGAAGATTTACTTTTTAGTGTGATTTTCACCAACAAAATTAAGATTAAACTTAACTGCGAGCTTGTAGTAATATATAATGATACATATGTTAAAGAAATAAATATATATGACTACATATTTAGTATAAATTGTTTCCCACCTATGATTTTCTTTGATCATATAAAAAATAAAGTAAAAAGTTTACAACTTGAACCTTTTGAGTTACTTAGATTGAATAGAAGTAGAACTGGTATGTTAGGCACAAACACTTTATCTAATATGATTTATTTTGGCCTATCTACAGATTCATTAAAAAGAGATATTCAGCAGTTCAAAACTGAAAAAATAGTCTTACCAGAACCTAAACCCTTCGATAAATCTGAACTCGAAACTCCGTTGTTTAGATATTCTCTAAACTAATACTTGCCAATAACCTTAACAATATGGTATATTAAATAATCATGGAAACAATAACTAGTTTATTTGTGTTTTTATTTTTTCTAGTGTTACCGTGTATAGCTATTTTTAGTTTTACTTCAACACTAACAAGAGGCGTCTATAACTGGGCAGAAAGGCAAAATGATATGGACATTAAATTTACTTCAGATTTCCCTTCACCTAGAAGGAAACTAACTCCTGAAGAAGAAAACGATATGTATATGGAATACTTTGGACACTCACAAGAAATTGAAGATTCTACAGAGTTACAAGATCGTCTTGACGAAATTGAGTTTGACTTCCGTAATTATATGAGGAACGAAGATGCGAAACGTGCTCGTTAAATTATTCTCTTTTTTAGCAGCTACTTATTTAACTATAGCTCTTTGGCCTTTATTTTTACAAGGAACTTTACAGTTAACAAAAACAGTAGATGAATTTGTTAAGACTGTCAATAGTTTGGAGATTGTACAAAATGGAACAACAGAAAGTAAACCTACTGAGTGAGCAACTAGGAGTTAGCGCACACTCAGTATTAAATAACGAACAAGAGCGAGAAGCAATACGCAACTACATTTTTGACTTCATTAAAGAAAACCCTTTAAACTACTGTGTTGAGTTGATACGAGATCTATTAGAAGAAGCAAGTGAGCGTAGTGCTCTACAGTCTAGAGACTATATTTGTGTAAAATGCGATAAAGTAATAAAGAAGATAGAGAAAGATAAACTTTATGAATCTACAAGACTATAAATCGTTACTAGAAACAGTAAAGCATCACGCAAAACTTTACTATGATAAATCTTCACCTACAATATCAGATGAAGAGTATGATTCTTTGTACGATAAACTTGAACAGATGGAAAACCGTCAAGGATGGCGAGACTCGTCTTCTCCTACAGTTAGAGTAGGATTTAGTGGGGGTAAGATAAAACATCCTTATAGGCTATACTCTCTTAAAAAGGTTTATGACGAAAAAGAAATTGAATCAGAGTTTTCAATCAAAACGCCAAAACTTGACGGAGCAAATTTATCTATTACTTATAATGAAGATGGGAGTTTTCGTCACGCATTAACTCGTGGAGATGGTGAGTACGGTGAAGACGTATCTCATCTTGTTTCTCATATTGCAGGAGCTATCCCTCAACTATCAGATGAGTATGAGAACCCACTTACTTTTGTAGGTGAAGTGGTTACAGATAAAAATGTAGATAATTTCAGAAATTTTGTTAGTGGTTCTTTAGGCGTAAAAAATGCAAAAGATATTGCTGATAGAAAACTAAGATTTATTATTCATGATGTATTAGGCACAGAACTAGATTATCAAGCTAGAATAAATCTAGCTCATGATGAAGGTTTTTCTTCGGTATTAAGTTGGAACTGTGATCCCTATCCACAAGATGGAAGCGTATATCGGGTAGCTTCATACAAAAGAGAAAAGTTACTTGGGCATACTTCTAAATATCCACGCTTTGCAGTCGCACTGAAAGTGCGTGCGGCTATGACGGCAACTACCACTATTCAAGATATTGTTTGGAATTTAGGACGCACAGGGGTTGTGACTCCAGTAGCAGTAGTGGAACCTGTAGTTATTGATGATGCAACTATTTCTCGTGTTATTCTACATAATATTGAATTTATTGAAGAGCACGATTTGGGTCCGGGTGATCAGATTGTTATTGAGAGACAAATTACTCCTCAGTTTGTAAAGGTACTTTCCAAGTCCTCCTTTCCTAGATTCTGTTTAGCAGATGCAGAAAAACAACTCGGTATGACATTGCGTAGGCAAGGTCCTAAATTATTTGCCTCTGTTGCAGATGCTCAAAAATCAGTAGAATACTTTGTTAAGCAACTCGGTATTAAAGGGCTTGGGCCTAGATGGATACAGAAGCTTAATCTTAAACACCCTACAGATCTTTTCTCAGAAGAAACTCCTTGGGAAGAAATGGGTAAAAACGGAGAAAAAGTACTAGAGGAGTTAGCAAGGCCTAAACCTTATGAACAAGTATTAGCTTCTCTTGGTATTCCTGGCGTTGGTAAAAGTACCGCTAAAACTATTACTGATTTTATACCAAGTTTTGATAGGCTAAGAGATATTCAATATCAAGCAATTGATGGGATTGGCCCTAAAACTACAGATAATATTCTGGCTTGGCTTGATGTAAATGAAGAATGGGTTTATGATCTACCTTATGAATTAAATAAACAAATAACTACTGATTCTAACTCAACTGAAATAGATACATTAGTAGTTTGTATTTCAGGAAAGTTAGACATGACAAAGCAAGACTTAGCAGATCATTTGTCTAGGTATAATATTATTATCAAAGATAGTCTTACTAAAGATGTAGATTACTTGTTATCTTCTGGTGAAGCAACTAGTAAAGTTGTAAAAGCAGAAAAATATGGTATTCCAATTATTAATTATTGGGATAACAAATCTTCCATTCTAAAAGGAGAATTTCATGGCTGAGGTCATTGATTTCAATAAAAAAATTAAAGAAAAAACTAAAGTAGAAGATACTAAAAAAATAAGAGACGATGAAGAACTTGACTTAATTAAAATAGTAGGTAAAGAATCCTTTATTGGAATGTGCGATTTGTTAGAAGATTTAGGGTATGATCCGTATTCTAATCATCAAACTGTAAAAGATATTGAAAGTTTCTCTTTTATAGCGAGTGCTATAGTTTCAAGATATTTAAATGTAGATCATCCAGGGACTCATATGTTAGATATTACTGGTGATTTGATTGAAGTAATGCATAGTAATACATCTGCAAAATCTATTGGACTAGCAGTTGTATTTGAAGGAGATGAAAACATTGCCGACAATGAAAATAAGATTACCTAGCACACACTTTGTTTCTAAGTCTGACGCTGAAGACTTTGCTAAGGAGATTGGAGCAGATTTAGATAGTTGGGGGTATGACGCCAGATTAAAAGAATCTTCTCTTGACTTGAGGTTCGAAAACCATTATGATGGATCTAGAATCTTAGAAAATATGGATGGCGCTGAAGGTTATCTAGAGTTTGAAGATGGAACAATAAGTAGGCACTACATTAGAAGAGACAGGACGTACGATGATTAGTTTTGAACTAATTGATGATGAAGAACTAGAAGTTTTAAGACTTTTGATCGACAAAGAAAGATGGGATACGGTCTTGTCTGAGTTTGGCTCTGAGATGGAACTTGAGCGTAAACTTGGTATGATGCCTCATGAATTTACAGAATGGAAAAACTTTTGGTTAGGTGAATGACTAATAACGCATACTCAGAAGAAGAAACAAAAAAATTAAAAAAACTTTATGATGAATTCGGTACAGAGAATATCGAGTTTATCGCTGAAGAACTAAACAAAACAATAAGAAGCGTGAGAAGTAAGCTAGTTAGAGAAGGTTTGTATATACCTATGAAATCTGACTATATTAAAAAAACAGGTAAAAGTAAAAAAGAACTGCTAAGAGACTTAGAGGAAATTGTCCAATTTGATACAGGAGGTTTTCTAGGAGCCACAAAAGATTCTTTATCAGACCTAATCAGCTTCTTAAAAAAGGATGAATAATATGCTTGATATGATACTTAGATTTGCTACAATTAATGATGTAAATAAGTTTTTAAAGGCTAATGACATTAGTAAAGAAGAATCAGAAAAACTTCGTCAAAAATGGCTTGATGCTCAAGAAGAGGCTATTGCAAGACCTGCTGCACCTGCACCTGTAGTTGAAGAGGTTGAGGAAGAAGATGAAGATGAAGAGGAAGAAGAAACTGAAGTTAAAAAGGTAATGTCTTCAACAGGTTCTAGCTTTACAAACTTTATTAAAAAATAATCATTGAAGTTAAAAACGCCTAATGGGTTTTTAGCTTATCTTGCTTTAAAAGGAGATATAAAATGAATAAAGCACTACTTGATATAAATAAACTTACGCCCTACGCTGTAGGATTTGATAAAATCTTTAATGATATGCACAGATATATGGAGCACGCCTCTGCTAGTACAGGGTATCCTCCATATAATATTCTTAAAGAAGGTAATAGTTTCAAGATTGAAATCGCTCTAGCTGGAGTAAATAAAAAAGATCTATCAATAGAAGTTTCTGATGGAGTCTTAACAATAATGCACGATCCAGCAGAGATTGACAACGCACAAGAAACGTGGCTACACAGAGGTATTGCTCAAAGAAAGTTTAAAAGACACTTTACTTTAGCAGATGATGTTGTTGTAGAAGATGCAGAGATGGTAAATGGTATGCTACAAATCTACTTACAACGAATAATTCCAGAAGAGAAAAAGCCTCGTACCATAAAAATTAAGTAATATCAGTTACTTACACATTAAGGGGCTTTCTTAGTAAAGCCCCTTATTTTTTGCTTGCTTTTAGGTTTTAATTTTGATAATATACTTATATTAATAATGCTGAGTTAGCTCAACTGGTAGAGCACTGGTTTTGTACTCCAGAGGCTGGGGGTTCAAGTCCTCCACTCAGCACCATATTCCGACTTAGCTCAGTTGGTAGAGCAGGTGACTGTTAATCACCCTGTCGCAGGTTCGAGTCCTGCAGTCGGAGCCACAAGCCCATGTGGTGGAATTGGTAGACACGCAGGTTTTAGGTACCTGTGCTTTACGGCGTGGGGGTTCGACTCCCTCCATGGGCACCAGTTTAAGAGTTCTGCTTCTCTTGTAAAATAACTAAGCAGATGGTGCCACCTGGGTAGGGTCGTGCCTTAATACACGCGTGTGGGTCAACGGTTAGCCCACATCAACTTTAATGAGGGTAAAATGAAACAACGATCACATATTAGTATGCAAGAACGCATCAAAGAAGCACTTCGTCTTCACTTTGAAGCACATATTGAAAAACATCTAATTAATGTTGAAAACTTGCTAGAGAATCCAGCTGGGATTGGAGAGCATGGCGACATTATGGATGAAATTGAAAAAGAAATTGCTGAAATGGCAGACTACAAAGATAAGTTAGAAATTGTTGAAGAGTATCTTTAATATGACGCGGCATTGGTGTAGTGGTAACATGCGAGCCTTCCAAGCTCTTGTCATCGGTTCGAATCCGATATGCCGCTCCAAGCACCCTTCGTCTAGTGGTTTAGGACATCGCCCTTTCACGGCGGCAACACGGGTTCGAATCCCGTAGGGTGTACCATATGACAGACTTAAAGCAAAAAATTAATCAAAGACTAGATATACTTGAGAACTGGATGAATCATAATTATCATCTTAATAGACCTGAAGTTGTCAGAGAACATCTTTATTCTATTACTAAATTTTGGAATATATTAAATGATGAAGAAAAAGATTACATCCACGCAGTAGAATATGTTTTAGAGGGCCAAATTGTCTGGAAATCAGAAACCCATATTGAAGATGCAAGAGATAGATAATATGCGTTGTATTATCTATGTAAATAATGTTGTTCTTTTTTATGGTAATAAGACTACTGCTAAAAGAATTTATACAAAGGTAAAAGAAAAATATGATAAAGAAGAATTGGTCCGATCAAAAAGCATATGAGTTTTGTAAAGAAAATAAGAAATTTGAATCTTTTAATAAAGGTATTCAAGGAGATTCTATTGAATTTTTTAAAACAAAGTTCACATATGATAGTGCCGAATTTAAAGTACTAAAACAATGGTGTTTAGATAATTGTGAGTATATGTGGGACTGGACACAGTGGCAGTATGGTTTTGGAAATACTGTTTGGTTTAGGTTTTTTTCTTCTTCAGAAGCAAAATCATTTAAGCGAATGTATGAATTAACTCATTACAGGAGACTAAGATGAGAGAGTCTTATGAGGCTTATATGCTTAGAAGGTTACGAGAAGAGACAAAAGAGCCAAAAGATGTAAAAGATCTTATAAAAGATATTGAAACTACTCTTCAAAGTATTGAAAAGAAAATAGATAGGTTACTACAAAATGGAAACAATTGAATTTAAAGGAGAGGAATATCCTATACTCCAAACAAAAGGTCATGCGTCTAAGTATGCTATTCCTTTTGCTCAAGAAATACTCTCAGGAATTGGGTTTGATATTGGATGTATGAAAAAAGAATGGGCGTATCCTGGAGCTATCCCAATTGATTTAGATTTTGACGATCCTTGGGATGCTTATAACCTTCCTGATGTGCCTCCTTTAGTAGATTATATTTTCTCTTCTCACTGCTTAGAACATCTACCTAACTATGTAGAAGCACTTGAGTACTGGAATTCTAAACTAAAACCAGGTGGTATTTTATTTCTATATCTACCTCATTTTGATCAAAAATATTGGCGTCCTTGGCATAACAGAAAGCATATTCACGCATTGACTCCTAATTTGATGGAATACTACTTTGAAGATATGGATAATCTTTGGTCTAAAAGTTTTGTTTCTCAAGGATATGATTTGAACCACGCATTTTATTGTGTTGCACAAAAGTAATAACACTTGGCTCCGTAGCTCAGCTGGATAGAGCAACGGCCTTCTAAGCCGTGGGTCGAGGGTTCGAATCCTTCCGGAGTCGCCAAATGGAGAGATGGCTGAGTGGTTGAAGGCACTGGTCTTGAAAACCAGCAAGGGTGCAAGCCCTTCCAGGGTTCGAATCCCTGTCTCTCCGCCATATGGGTGTAGTGTCAATGGTAGCACGACGGTCTCCAAAACCGGAAGTCGGGGTTCAAATCCTCGCACCTGTGCCAATTTATACTTTACAGCTACTTAAATTTATTATATTATATAAATATAAAATGAAATGAGGTTAATTACTATGGAATATTCTTTTGGCATACCTTTAAAAAAACCTGTGCTACAAAAGCAAGAAGCAGTCGACCAGACTGACAAAGAAGCTGAATACTATCGAAAAATGGTAATACAACTGAGTAACGAAATTGAACTACTAAAACATCAACTAAAAGAAGAAACAGAAGCGCGATATGCTGCTTATGCTCGTATTAAAGAATTAACAGAAAAAGATTAATTATATGCGGGCGTGGTGGAATAGGTAGACACACAGGACTTAAAATCCTGAGACTTTAAGTCGTGCGAGTTCGAGTCTCGCCGTCCGTACCAAACATGAGGATAGCATGAAATACAGATTTGAAGGGACAAATATTGAAATAGAGTTTGCTATTGATAATGGTAAACTTTTTGCTACTTTATTTCAAGAAGGCATACCTTCAAGCAGGGTATATATCGAAGGGGATGACTTAGCTATTGCAATGAAAAAATACTTTTTCAGAATGGGAGATACAACAGATGATGGGAAATGATTTTTGGGCAGATCTAGAAATTGATGCTTTTGAAAAGCAACTTGAGCTAGAAGCTATAGCAAAAACATTAATTGACCATTGGGGTAAAGAACTTACTGAAAACGATTTGCTTAAAATGAAAGCCTACACTGATTCTCAAGTTAATCTAGTCGAAACAGCTATTGCTAAAGCTGCTTTAGCATACTATTTAACACAAGACTACTCGCCAGAATTTATACATAAGTATCAATCGAGTCCTAAAAAATCTTGGATAACTCGAATATTTACTCCTGTAGTTCAATTGGTTAGAACCCACCGCTCATAACGGTGTTGTTGGGGGTTCGAGTCCCTCCGGGAGTACCAATAGGCCAGTAGTTTAATGGTAAAACACCCGCCTTATACGCGGCACAGTCTCCAGATTAGAGAGCGATTCTGGTTCGAATCCAGACTGGCCTACCAATTATTTCAATTAGTTCTTGCTTAACATTAAATTTTTTGATATTATTAAGAATAATCAAGGAGAGTTGAATGTATGCAGTTAAAAAAATAACTAATTCAGATTTTCAAGTTACTAACCTACAAGATGATCCAATCACCTACAATGTTACAAAAAATAATCGTGGTCACTATTCTTGTGATTGTAGAGGTTTTTATGTTCAAAAAGACAAAACACAGCATAAACATTGTTTGATGGTTAAAGCACTAGAAGAAATGGAAGATTATGACAGTTTTGTTATAGACAAAGACTGGAAGGTTGTCGATGCTTTTTCCTATAAAGAAATGCTCGATCAATTTGAAACTTTTATGGATGAAGTAATAGAGAAATAATATGTTAGCTAATCTGACTTCGTTAGACACTGACTGTGAACGAATAGACATTTTTACTGAACGAGAAGATGGTTTTTACGCTGATAAAATCATTCTTAATGTGATGTATAGGTCTCTTGTAGAGTATCAAAAAGTATGTGACACATTCCCGAATGATTTTACTTCTCAAGAAAATTGGGATATTTTAGTTGCTCAAATCATTGACGATTTGGATAGATACTTGTTCACAGACTTTTATGAAAGTGACGAAGCAGAAGTCTATGATAGAGAGAATCTTAGAGCATCTCTAAAACTCTATGCTGAATACTTCGATGAATTTTGGAATGATAGATGAGACAAGCAGGACTAAAACCGAAGAACCACAATAGTGGGGTATATTGGACAAGAGCTGCATCAGGAAACGGAAAACACGAAGAACAAGAATCAACTGTAAGTGACTTACTTTTATGGGCTATTGTGTTGCCTATATTTGTTGTTATCTTTCCGTTTATCTGGTTAAGCGAAAAACTAAAAAAATGACCTTAGAGTAATAGGCTTACTTTAAAATTTTCAAAAATTTGATTGGCTAACTCTAAATTTTTATTTATAATATTAAAATAATGAGAAGGCAGTTATGCCTAAGTCGCTGAATAAGATTCGGACAAAAATAGCACCTACTATAGCACTCTAGTTTTCACTAGAAGGAAATGCTCTCTGAACCTCAGAGAGAGCTGATAGACAATTACCAGATTTGGTGTCGTGATCAGCCCTTATTCTGTTGTTGAGGAATGGATAACCAACTTAAAAAAACCATCCGCAAAATTTCATGGGGAGTCCTGTAAGTAAGGAAAGCAAGATCCGCCAAAGATGTGTATTACAAAGGTAGTTCACTAGGCACTGTAAAATTAATCTTCGCTAGTACAGAAAGCAGTCTCCCCTTTGATTTTAATGTTGCTAAGAACTTAAAATTTTTATATAATATATTTATTGAATGAGAGAGTAGGCATCATCCTCTGGGCTACACAGTCTCCTTCGGGACACTAACAGCACAAGGTAAAACCAGTTAATGATGCAACGGAGTCACGGAATCGGTCTCAGCCTGTCTCTCTTGTCGTAATGAGCGCGACATAAAAGAAGAACTCATCGGGTTCCCGCCGTTACCGTGACGCTAGGCACGAGCGATACGAGACCTGAGCCGCAGTCCTTGAGCTTGCTCATAAAATATCGCCGTCTTGGACAGGTTTTGCAGTTACCTACATCAACGCGGTCGGCTCTGTGAGGGGCAGGGGAGCGACCTAAAAGTTCTCCCCCCAGTTTCTTGTGTGGGTAGCTCCCACATCGAAGTGTGACTGAATATTCCTGTGTCAGCGGGAAAAAGTAGACCTGGGGAGTAGTGCTCCTGCTCAACTAGCTAACAGGTTGTTGTGGCGAATGGTATACGAGATACTGACTAGTCGCTTGTGAGTAAAAAATATTCTCATCACTTCACTATATGGTGAAACCTCTACACCATGCCACTATGGGCGAATAGAGGAAGGTGCAACCTGTGTTTATTTACAGGCTCTGCCCAATTTAGAGTGGTAAGCAGTTATTACTAGTTTTACAAGCGCCACTCACTTGCTGCTTGAAGATCGTCTAATTAGCAAGACCTGAGACTTATGAACTCGGAAATGGAGTGCAAACCTCTCTCTTCAAGTAGTCCCTTGTCTCAGGGGCATGGCATGTTAAATCGGCCTAAAACTGAGAGTCGGGGCGGAACAACAGGGTGTATCCTGCCGCACGGTAGTTGGCGAGGTTGGTGGCGACTACCCTAGTTTTCCTTCACTACAACTAAATGTTCGTAGATGAGGGGCTGGTTTGATAAGTACCAGTTAACCCAAAACTTGTCGGGGATGTACTAAACTCATCCTGCCCGAAAATTGATGTTTAGTCTCGTTTGTTTGTGAGCGAGTTGGTAAGTCCCCTGTCGGGAGGGGCAATCACAAACTAGCACGCTCAGGAAACTGGGCGTGCTTTTTGTTTGACAAATGCTTAAAATTTTAATAAAATGAGTTCACTATGAAAGTATATATTAGCAATTATCCTACTTACAGATTTTATCACAACTGGTTATATAAACTTTTTGATTATCTTCCAGAACAAAAAAGAAAGGTACATATAGATCCTTGGGATACTTGGAGTATGGATCTTACCCTTGCTGAAATTATTGTTCCTATGCTAAAACAACTTAAAGCATCAACTCATAGTTATCCTAGTACTATGTCTGAAGAACAATGGGATGAGATTTTAGATAAAATGATCTGGTCATTTGAGCAAAAACTAATTGATTGGGAACAACAGTATGTGCTTCAAGAAGGTGAGATAGACTGGGATGCGGGAGAAGTAGACTCAGAAGGCAACAAAACTCTTGTCTGGTCTAAAGAGCATATCATTGATCGGGATGCAAGAAATGCTCATCAAGCACGAATGGATGAAGGTTTCGCACTATTTGGTAAACATTATGAATCACTCTGGGACTAGCCTTGAATGGTACGACTATGTAGTGATAGCTTATATAGCCTACACAAGTACTATAAGCATTGCCTTTGGGGATGCTTTAGGTATTTTTATAAACTATTTACTTTGGCACGGTTATGTGCATTGGAGAATAAATTATGAGTAAAACAATTGGTATTGATTTAGGTACAACAAACTCTTGTGTTTCGGTATTTGAAAACGGGAGTGCAAAGATTATTGAAAATGCAGAGGGAGCTAGAACTACTCCATCTATTATTTCTTTTAGCGCGGATGAAGAAGTTGTTGGCGCTTCAGCAAAGCGTCAAGCAGTTACTAATGCAGAAAATACAATTCATGCAGTTAAAAGACTGATGGGCGTTAGGTATGACAGCGACACAGCAAAAAGCGTTAGAGAATCAGTTTCATATAGTATTATTAAATCAAGAAATGGAGATGCCTGGGTAAAAGCACTAGACGTAGAATACTCACCATCTCAAATCTCTTCAAAAATTTTACAAAAACTTAAAACAGACGCAGAAGCATATTTAGGGCAGTCAGTTGATAAAGCGGTTATTACTGTACCTGCATACTTTAATGATGCCCAACGTCAAGCAACTAAAGACGCAGGAAAAATTGCAGGTCTTGAAGTACTTCGTATTATTAACGAGCCTACTGCAGCGGCACTTGCATATGGACTAGATAAAAATGACAGCAGTACAATTGCAGTTTATGACTTAGGTGGAGGCACATTCGACGTTTCTATATTAGACATCGGAGATGGTATCATTGAAGTGCTTTCCACAAATGGAGACACATATTTAGGGGGTGAAGACTTCGATAATCGTTTGATAGACTACATTGCAGATGAGTTTATGAAAAACGAATCAATTGATCTCAGAAAAGATAACCTAGCACTTCAAAGAGTAAGAGAAGCGGCTGAAAAAGCTAAAATCGAATTGTCTTCCACCACACAAACTGAAGTAAATCTTCCTTTTGTTACAGCAGATGCTTCTGGTCCAAAACATCTTCAGGTTAAAATTACTCGTGCTAAGTTTGAATCTTTAGTACAAGATCTACTTGATAAGAGTATTGAGGCTTGTAAAAGAGCAATGAAAGATGCTAACCTTAATAAGGTAGATGAGGTTGTACTTGTAGGTGGAATGACTCGTATGCCGAAGGTTGCAGAGATTGTTGAAGCTTACTTTAAAACTGTACCAAATAAAGGTGTTAATCCTGATGAAGTAGTTTCCATTGGAGCAGCAATTCAAGCTGGAGTACTTAGCGGAGACGTAGACGATGTAGTTTTATTAGACGTAACACCTCTATCATTAGGTCTTGAGACACTTGGTGGTGTAATGACTCGTATTATTGATCGTAATACTACAATTCCAACTAAAAAATCTCAGACATTCTCTACGGCTGCTGACAATCAACCAGCGGTGAGTATTAAAGTGTATCAAGGTGAGCGAGAAATGGTAGCAGATAATAAACTACTTGGAGAGTTTATGTTATCAGGAATTGCTCCTGCACCGAAAGGCGTTCCACAAATTGAAGTAACCTTTGATATTGATGCAAACGGTATTGTTAATGTTAGTGCGCGAGATCAGGCAACTGGCAAAGAACAAAAGATCTCTATTAAGTCAGATGGGGGATTGAGCGATGCAGAGATTGATCGTATGATAGATGAGGCAGAAGCAAATAAAGAAGCTGATGCAGCACGTCGTCGCGAAGTCGACTTACGCAATGCGGCTGAATCAGCAGTTCACTCTGCACAATCTATGCTGAAAGAGTTCTCAGAAGAAATCACTGATGAAGAACGAATTGAAATCGAATCTTTGATTGAAAAAATCAATGAGGCAGATACAGATGCTCTTGAAAATCTACTCAATGAACTTCAAGATGCTCAGATGAAAGTAGGATCTCGTATGTATGCAAGAAATCCTGATGCTGATATAGTAGACGAGCAAGAAGTTGCTTAAAAGTCTTTTAATACTAATGTCTTTTTGGGCAGTTGTAGGTTTGCTGTATTCTATATATTATGTAAGTTAGAAAGGTAACTTTATGTTTAATGATGGTGGCTTCTATGTAGAAGTAAATGGGCATAAAATATATGGGTATTCTAGGTATATCCAATTTTATGGTGAAATAGTTGCAAACTCTATGGATGAGGATGTTTTCGTAGAAGTTGGTAGTTTTTTAGGACAATCTACTTCAGCAATGGGAAAATTCATCAAAGATAGTAAAAAGTGCATTGAGTTTAATGCAGTTGATATCTTTGACCTATCAGATTTTAGTGACGCACCTCATTATGAGGTTATTGAGGCGCATGGTGGTGACTTTCTAGAAGCCTTTAAATCTAACTTGCGTGAGGCAGGAGTTGAGGATCAAGTTAAAATACATAAGATGACCTCTATCGACGCTGCAGAGCAGTTTGAGGATAGAAGTGTTTCTTTTGTTATGATTGATGCATCTCACGCTTATCAAGATGTGATTGACGACATCAAAGCCTGGTACCCTAAAGTTAAACTTGGTGGGATTATATCTGGTGACGACTTTGATTTTGACGAAGTTAAACAGGCAGTTTTTGATGTATGCGGTGAAAAGATTAATGTCTATCCGAATACAACTTGGTGGTTTAGAAAACAGTATGAGACTTTAGATGAACAAAAAAATTCTTAAACGCATTAAAGAATGGTTTATAGGTGAACCACAACCAAACTACTTAAGAGGTAGTAAGGAAAAACCTAAATTTTTTAATGCTCAACACGAAAAAGCAATGAAGGCACAGATAAATGGCAAAAAAGAACAAAATAAATAAAGTATGGATGGTTCCTGAAGAAGAAAACAAGGTTGGTAAGTCTTATTCTTATCACTTTGTTCATGCAAAAACTCTTAATCAAATTAGAAATGGGGTTAAACTTCGCATGAAAAGGTATAACCCAGCTAAAAGACAACATGAGTACTTTGTAGAGAGACGAATGCCTCCTCACTCTAAATGATTTTTATCAAGGTATATTATATAAATGAGCAAAAATAGACCAATTACTGCTTTTAAGGGGATTTTTGAAGAAAAACTAAAACGAATGAAAAACTCTCTTAAAGAAGAGTTAAAAAAAGCAAAGACTGATAGAAGAAAAGAATGGTTAAAATCAGAATTAAGAGAAGCTAAAGGCTTAAGGAATACTCTTCGTGAAATGACAGAAGAAAAAATATGCCCTCATTGTGGAGGTAAACTATGAGAGTAGGAATTACTTTTGGCGCTTTTGATTTACTACACGCAGGTCATGTATTAATGTTGCAAGAGGCAAAAGAACACTGTGACTATATGATAGTAGGACTACAAACAGATCCTACTATTGACAGACCAGACAAAAATAAACCAGTACAATCGGTAGTTGAAAGATACATTCAGTTGTCTTCAGTTACCTATGTAGACGAAATTATTCCATATGAAACAGAAAAAGATGTTAAAGACATCTTGAACTCTGTTAAAATTGATGTTAGAATCATAGGATCAGATTATATTGGAAAAGACTTTACTGGTAAAAATATTTGTGTAAATCGAGGAATCGAAATACACTATAATAAAAGAGACCATGCATTCAGTTCTTCTGAGTTACGAAATCGCATTAATGGGAGATAATCATGAAATTTTTAAATCAATGTATTGTTACTTTACTAGTATCTTCAGCAGTTGGCTTTACTAGTAGTCTAGCTTTTGCAGAGTCATATACTGTACAAGGAGTTGTTACCAGTTCTACTCCTAAATATAAACTGGTTAATATACAAAATCCTGTAAATACTTGTGAGATGGTACAAGTACCAATCTACGGAACTGCTGAACAAGAAGGTGGCGATATTATTGGTAGCCTTATCATCGGTAGTTTAATTGGTGGTGCCATTGGTAATAATGTTAGCGATGCTGACGGTGCAGGAGCTGCAGGTGCAGTTCTTGGAGGCATTATTGGAGCAAATGAAGCCACAAAAAAGAAATCAACCAATAACAATATTATTGGTTATAGAGAACAAGAAAAATGTAAAACTACTTGGATAAACTCTCAAGAAGAGCATCTTTCTCATTATTCAGTTGAATATGAAGTTCTAGGCTTAAAAGGAACTAAGATCACTCGCTCTGATGTTCCCGTTGGATCTAAAATTCCAGTCGTAGTATCAATCAAATCTAATTAATTAATAGTTTGACATCTACTTAAAAATATTATACTATTATTTATAAATGAAATTTGGAGGATCAAATGGCGAAGAAAAAAGGTGGTAAGTCTAGCGGTTATCGGTCTCAAGGTCTTGTACCTACAGTCAAACGAGCAATTAAAAACGCATCTCGTAGAGACTATATGTTGTCTTCAGCACGAAATGATAATCAACTAAAGGCTCATACTCTTGGTAAGCGTGTCATGCTTACAATTCAAAATCCAGATAAAAATAACACGCGTGAGCGTTTTATTCGTGTGCCTTCTACTGAAGTGTGGAAAGCAGTCAGAACTAAGTAGAGGGGAAAAACCCCTCTACCTACCTAGGTGAAACATAATGGAACTAATAATTCAACTGAAAGACTTACTTTTTTTAGTTCTCCTTGGCGTAGCAGTTTATATTAGTTATAGACAAGGCGCTAAAGCAGGATTAGAAGCAGGAATTGATGGAACACTCCAAATGATCGAAGATCGTGGATTTATTAAAGTGATTGAATTAGAGGATGGAGAAGTCCATATTTTAAGGAATGAAGGATAGATCGAAAATATCTACACTTTGGGAAAAATTAGAAGAGCGTTTCTTTAATAAGACATATCAAAGTAGACGGAGAACTAAGATTAGAGGTAATAAACTTAGAGATAAGAAAAAACGCTTTAAGTCTACTTGGATTCATCGAGACCAATGAAATATTTTTTAATTGATATTGAAAAGCAGTGCATTGTGAAAGCCTATGGAACATATGATGATGTGTTTTATGATTGGGGCATTGTAACAAAAGGACAAGATAAGACTACTTATGTTATCTGCTCGGAACAAGATTTAGTAAAAATTGCTATGGACAAAAAGAATGATCCTATAGCCGTATGATAAATTTTCTAAATTTCACAAAACTGTAACATTTCTGTGCTATACTTACTAGAATAAGAGAGTCTTCTCTTATTCTTTTTTTTTACATAAGGAGAAATTACAATGGAACTTGTAACTCTTTGGATGGCAGTAGGTTTTTTATTTGCTGCTTATTCAGTTATAGCTAACGATTCAGTACAAACTCTCGGTACATGGATCGCATCAAACAATGAGAGATTTAATTGGAAAGTTATGTGGGGGGCTGCTTCGGCTGTACTCTTATATACGATCTGGTATGGTTGGTATATGTATGGTGGAGACATTTCATACGGCAGACTTAACAAAATTCCATTCCAAGAAATACAATGGTATCACGCATTAGCACCTGGTCTACTACTTCTTCTTACAAGAATTGGCGTGCCAGTTTCAACATCATTTTTAGTATTATCAGCATTTGCTTCAACATTTGTATTAGAAAAAATGCTAATGAAATCTATGATGGGGTATGCAGTTGCAGCTGTAGCAGCATATGTTATTTGGGTTGTTGTTAGTCGTTGGTTAGATGAAGCAAAACCTGTTAAAGAAGAGCATAAAGTCTTTTGGCGAGTTGGACAATGGATAACTACTGGTTTTCTATGGTTCACTTGGTTATCACACGATATAGCAAATATTGCTGTGTTTTTACCAAGAACTGTACCAGTTGATTTAATGTTTGTCATTAGTGCAGTCTTTGTTGGTGGTCTTTGGTGGATGTTTAAAGAAGGTGGCGGTAAAATACAAAACATCGTTCTTGAAAAACATAACACTCGTTATGTACGCAGTGCAACAATTATCGATGCTGTGTATTGGCTTATTCTTTTCTTCTTCAAAGAACTCAATGATATACCAATGAGTACAACATGGGTGTTTGTTGGTCTACTTTGTGGTAGAGAATTGGCAATGGCAACTGTTACAGGAAAAGAAAAATTTAAAGTTGTATTTCCGCTTATTGGTAAAGACTTCTTGAAAATGATGGTTGGACTTGCCGCATCAGTAGGTGTAGTGCTTACAATTCATTATATTATCGTTCCCAACGGTTTATAGAACTTTTTTACTAAAGACAAACTTTAAATTTAGGCAAGAATCTTCTGGACTCTTGCCTATTTTTTTGTTATAGTATATACATAATCAATGGAGGAACAAGTGAAGTTCGAGCAAATGTCACAGTTTGAAGACCTTGGTCTTCATTATATCGCCCTTTGTGAAAAAGAAGTCTGCAAGATGACGGACCTTTCCAAGTTTAAATTATCATATCACAAGTTTGATTGGTCAGCACGCAGGCGTTCTTCACGAGGTGGGTGGTATCCCAGTCAAGGTGGTGCAGGTATCAACCTCGCGATGCATCACACTTGTGGGGCTCATCTAAAAAACCGCAGACCTGAAGATCCTTTTCGGGTTTATGAATATAAATCTTTCGATGCAGATCCTGTTATCGGAGGATTTATCACAACCTCTCATGAACACTATCTTGCTATGGTTGTAGCACATGAAGTGGCTCATGCAGCACAATACTTTCGTAAATATGCAATAAAAAAATCAGCTGGTAACCCCCATGGACATATTTGGAAACAGATATATCGTCATTTGCGGGAAACAGTTGTTAATCCTCTCTTGCCAGATCAAGAAAAAATGTCTATAATCTATGAAGATTATAAAAAAGCACTTATCAGCAATAAGAAAAAAGATGAAATTGACTGGATTGCTGTTCACGCTCAACTAGAAACTTTGATGAACGAAAAGAGGAGAGGTCGTCGTGCCGCGAGTCCGCCGCAAAACTAAAGCAGAACTACAAGCTGAACATGATGCTTTCCTTCGTCGTATGGGTTATCGTAAAAATCCAAAGAATACGAGGGTAAATTCTTTTCCTGACTACAAAGCTGGGATGCGTGAAACAGCACCTACTTCAGACCGTGTAGTTGCTATTGACTATGGGTCAAAACTAACACCAGAACAAAAACTTGCTACTAGTGCAAACTATACTATTGGGCAAGCATATAACAAAGGGGGGCTAGTTGTTCTCTCGAAGAGAGAAGCGGCTGATGCGGCTACAGGAAAGAGGAGAGTATAATGAAAGATCTTGATGAATTTCAACTATGCGAAAAGCGTATTGATGATTGTTTTCGTGCTGCATCTTTAGCCAGTGACTCAGAAATGAGAGAGTTTTGGATAAATACTGCAATGGCACTAATGCGTAAATTGAATAGATCATGGGTTCGAGAAGGAGATAGTTTATATGAGCAAAGTTAGTCAGTGGGTAATGGAAATGGAAGAGTGTGTCATGCAGAGTATTGAGCTGCATGGTATTCATGTATCTGAAGAAGACACACTAGACTATGTTAGAGAAGTTATGGATATTGTAGACGAGCACTATGTTCGTGCTTATCATCAAAAACTATTAAACCCTTCTAATGGGAAATATCTTCACTAGGAGAATATAATGTTCAAAGGATTATTTAATTGGCATACCCTTCCAAGATATAAGTATAGAGAATACGAGTATGTACCCGATGTGGAAGAGTATGATGACAATAGAAAAATCTGGCATGTTGTCTATTACAAAGGTCAAGAACTGCCATTCAAAGAGCAGCCTAAGTGGTCACCATATGAGTGGCCTGAAAAAGATGAGTTTGAACACTGGGTAGATGAAAACTATCCAGAATAAGACTTGCTTGTTGCTGCAAATTTTGATAATATTATAATTATTGATGATTTACAGGAGATAGAGATGCCAAATTGGTGTAATAACAGCTTAACTCTCATTGCAGCAACTAAAGAGGATGCAGATAATCTGTATGCTCATCTTAACCACATTACAAAACCGAATGATTCAAACTCAGATGCTTCGTTTTTTGGGTTTTTCCTTCCAGAGCCAGACTATGAGGATGGAGACGAAGAAGATGCGATGCCAGGCTGGTACTGGTGGCGAGTCAATAACTGGGGTACAAAATGGGATGCTTCCATTCATGATGTAGACTGGGTAGATGACAAAACTGTAAATATTATGTTTGATACTGCTTGGTCTCCGCCTACTGGTATTTTTCAAGCAATGATGGATCAAGGTTGGGGAGTAGATGCCCGCTACTATGAGCCTGGCATGTGTTTTACTGGTTCTTGGATTGATGGTGACGAAGAATATTATGAGTATGCTCATTGTGAGAAACCAGAAGAAATTCGTGAGCTAGTAGGTGAAGATCTAGATGATTGGTTTGGCATTTCTGAATGGTTAGAAACTATGTTAGAAGAAGAATCAGAAACAGAAAGTTCTGACGGATTTGATGAGTCAGATTCTCACTCAGGTGTAGAGGACTTTAGAAAAGGTAATCTAGCCTTCTAGGAGAAATATTATGATTAAAGCAAGTGTTATGGCGTTGATGCTTTTTTCAGCGAGCGTAGCACTTGCTGAAGATAATAAAATCTCAAAGCCAGTTTTTTGTTACAATACTGAAAGTTTAGAAAACTTAATAAAGCAACATGGTGAGATTCCATTTATAAAATATCTTGATCCTATAGTTGGATTAAATGTTAGCATAACTCTTAATCCAGATACAGGATCACTAACTATTTATGAATCTCACCCTGAAGAACCTGAAATATCTTGTGTTATATCTTCAGGTGAAAACTCATTTGTATTTAAACCAATTTTACGCTATATATTAAGAGAAGAGGTAGCAACATGACAATTAAATTTAGACCACTACATGATCGTGTAATGGTAGAAATGAATGATCCAGAAGAGATCACTGAATCAGGTATTATTATTCCTGACTCTGCTAAAGAAAAGCCGCAGGAAGGTGTAGTTGTAGCAGTAGGCACTGATGACAACATTGATGTTGCTGTTGGAGACTCAATTCTTTTTGGTAAGTGGAGTGGCACACCTATTAAGGTTGATGGAAATGAATACCTAATTATTAAAGAATCAGAAATTATGGGCGTATTATAGGAGATAAAGATGCAAATTATTATGAGCCTTGAAACAGATTGGGACGAAACAGACAATAAGTCTATGACAGATCAACATCCTTCAGTAAATATTAATGTTCGTGTGAACAGCGATAATTTTCCAACTCGTGCAGAGCTAGATTCAATGTATGAAAAGTTTGCTGCTGCAATTGGAGCAAAAGCTGGAGCCCCAAAAGTTCGTGAGCTAGGTAGTTCATCTTGATTATTTTAGCTTTTGTATCAGCACTCTGGTTTCATGATAATGCAGAGTTCGTAGCGTTAGCAAACCGTGAACCTTGTCATTGGGAAAATGAAGGGTGGCACGAAGTAGATGGTAACCCAAAACATCATCTACTTATAAATGAAACTCATGCAATCTGGACTCAGAGGTGTAAATGACAAAACTATTTTTAAAAGCACTTAGTCGCAATGTTTTATATGTCTTAGTTATCTGGGGCATGATATACTCTTTTATGGCAGTAAGTAGTAAATATCTTGGTAACGAACTATATGGTTTAATTACTTTTTTAGGACTACTTTTAGCCTATTGGATTACTAACGCTTCTTGGCATCAAGCCAAAAGTGAGGTCGGTAATGAGTAAGGCACACGATCTAAAACAACTACAAACCTGGGCACGAGAAAATCGAGTTGGTAAGTGGATGTACGCTCATGATGTGCAAGACGAAAAACCTCGATCAAAAGCTGCACCTCGTAAAAATAATCAAAATAGAAATAAAACTAGAAAACCAAGAGGAAACAGATGAAACGCGCATTTGTTACTGGGGTAACTGGTCAAGATGGTGGCTATCTTGCAGAACTACTACTTGATGCTGGTTACGAAGTTCACTCTATTAAAAGACGCACTGCGGCAGATTTTATGCACCGCATTGCTCATATTCAGTATAATCCAAACTTTCATCTTCACTATGGAGATTTAACAGATACTGGCTGTTTAATGAAACTATTTCAACAGTATGAGTTTGATGAGGTATACAACCTTGCTGCTCAAAGTCATGTTCGTGTATCTTTTGATATTCCAGAATATACAGCTGATGTAGATGCACTCGGTACTGTTAGACTACTTGAATGTATTCGCTCACTTGGAATGACAAAACATACACGATTTTATCAAGCAAGCACCTCAGAACTATATGGTCTAGTTCAGGAAACGCCACAAACAGAATCAACACCTTTTTATCCTCGATCTCCGTATGGAGTTGCAAAACTGTACTCTTACTGGATTGTGCGTAATTATCGTGAATCATATGGACTACACGGTTCAAATGGCATACTTTTTAATCATGAATCTCCTTGGCGAGGTCGTGAGTTTGTAACACAAAAGATTTGCCGTGGTGTAGTAGATATTGATGCTGATCGTTTGGACTGCTTAGAACTAGGCAATCTAGATGCTCAGAGAGATTGGGGTCATGCCAAAGACTATGTTCGTGGCATGTATCAAATGGTTCAAGCAGATGAACCAGATGATTATGTACTCGCCACAGGCGAGTTGCACTCTGTGCGGGAATTTGTAGAGCGTGCTTTCTCTTATATTGGTTATAATATTACTTGGGTAGGCGAAGGTATACACGAGATCGGTATTAGTCAAAATGGGGCAGAAATAGTTCGTATCAATCCAGAATTTTATCGCCCAGCAGAGGTAGAGCTGCTACTTGGCGATTCAACAAAAGCAAGAACAAAACTAGGATGGAAACCAGAATACTCCTTTGATAACCTAGTAGATGAAATGATGAGTGCTGCTCTTAAATAAGCACTTGAACTTAAAGAGGCGTTGCTAAACGCCTCTTTTTTTGTTACTATAAATAATCATTGAAAAAAGGAGCGTGTCATGAAAAATAAACCAGGTCATGCAATTCGCACTGCGTCTTCACAACGCAGTCAAACTTACTCACCTAATCATTATCGTGAGTCTCTTGAAGAATCAGTAGACGCACAAATCAGTGAGTATGTAGAAGAACTTCGAGAATGGGAAAAATCAAAAGAAAAGATAAATTCAATATTGAGGGGGCGAGAAAATGACGGTTAGTGTTAGTGTTACTACTATTGATCATTACTACTTTGACGCTGATTATGACACGCTGGACGATGCATGGTATGTCATCAATCATTATCTAGGAGACACATGGGATCACGGTAATGATTATGCTATAAACGCTTATGGAGATGTTCAAGTGTCAATCGAAGGCGCTACTTGGGACGAATACAAAGCAATGCCTAAAAAGGAAACAAAGGGAGTTGATTATGATTACTGATTATAATACTTGGATGAAAGAAGTTAACAAGCATCTTGTTCGTATCTGTGGTTTTACCTCAGATGATTTGCCTGATGCGCTGTGGGCTGATTATCATGACAGTGAACTTAGTCCTCTAGAGGCTATTGATTCAGCAATCTGGGATGCCTGGGACGATCAAGATGGTATGGTAGAACTCTATGACGCTTATATAGATCGTTTTGGAGTTGCTGTATGAGAGAAACATTTACTATACCAGAAGGATATAAGATGGCAGGAACTGAGTTTTCAATTTCAGACATTGAGGTTAATGATGCTCCCGATGACTCAGGTGATGGCATCTTGACATATGAACTGTATTACGAAGATGATGTGGATGGTAATGAACTCAGCAAGATTGTGAATGAAGTAATTTTAGACGCACTAAAGAGGCAAGTTGATGACACTAATGATTGATCCTCCTTCTGGATGGAAGTATGGTTTTCCTAAACCTCTTCCTGAAGAGGTTGAGAATGTTAAAGAGTGGTTATTAGAGCAGGGATACCCACAACGAGAAATTGATTTGTGCGGAAAACACTTCTATTATAGAACTTGGGAGCAAACAGATGACACTAATTAAAATTGAACCAAAATACAAAAAGTCTACTATTGAGATTGAGTTTTTCAATCGTGCAGATGGAACTCAGGTTGAAATAGAAACTGGTTGGCGTTGGGGAACATTTTATGCTGATGTGACTGACGAAGAGATGGAAGAGATTCGTGAGCACAATGAGGCTAACAAAGATGGTTCTTCATGGGATTCTTTTGAGATTGGTACACTCACGGGTTTTGAATTGGACAATACCTTTGATGGTTGTTGGATGGACTTTCGCGTCTGGAACAAAGACTGGACTGAAGAACAGCGTAATGCTTTGCGAGAAGAAATGGAACTGGCTTGCGAAGAAGGTGACTGGTTTGAGTGGCTAGAAGAGCATGATTTTTCACCTTGGGAGATGGAAACCTATATTGTAGGCGAACTCGATATTGAACTTTTAGACAAACTACCTTATGAGAATTAAATGATTTATTTAGATGTAGATGGCGTGATTGCAGACTTTGCACTTGGAGTACGTGCTTTAGGTTGGGACAAAGGATTCGACCTTCAGGCTGATCGAGCTCCTGGTGAACTTGAACGATTTATGGCTCATAACTATGAACAGATTTTTCGTACTGCGCCACCAACTAATCACATGAAGTTCTTTCAACGGATGTACAAAGTTGAAAATGCTCTTGGTGAAAAGCGTATGAAACTGCTTACTGCTATGGGTTCTCACTATAAACGAGAACACATTAAAACTGTAAAAGAGAACAAACTTTGGTGGCTGGAACAATTCGGTTTCCAGAGGGAGGACATCATAATCGTACCTCAAGCGGCTGACAAACTACCTTATTGTCAACCAGGCGATGTACTCTACGACGACAAGCGTTGGACTATCGAACGCTGGAACCAACTTGGTGGACATGGTTTTCTTGTCTACTATCAACCCTCATGGAGTTCAAATGAAAACTAAACTATTCTTAAAACACTTTGGTAATAATGTAATGCAGATCGGCATCTTATTTGTAGTAATGGCTCTTTGCGGAGTTGCTGCCTACTACATCTTTGGAGTTGATCCGATCTTTGGATTGATAGCTTTTCTGTTTGCAATGCTTGGTTATTTTACAGTTCAACGCTCACTTGAACAAGCGACCAGAGATATCAACAACGACTTCTAACTTTCATCACTTTTCAATTGCTCACTCCTCTGTTTTTTGATATAATGGACACATCAAGACAGAGGAGTAGGCTATGTATTCACCAAAATTATATCAGCCAACTGTTGAAGAAGATAGTTGGTATTATCAATTTCAAGAAATGAGGCACCTTGAGTGGGAAGAACTCCCACCTGTTAGTTATCAAAGTCCAATGGCACAATTCAAACAACGCATTGAGGAGGATCGTGAAAATGACAGATAGTTTTGAAATTTGGTTAAAACAGGTTGATAAAATTCTTTCTAAACAAGTTGGTTTTGCACACGATGACTTACCTGATGCTACGTGGGCTGACTATCATGAAGATGGGTTGAGTCCTATCGAAGCCATTGATGCTGCAGTTGACGATGCTTGGTATGATGTAGAAGGACTTGAAGAACTGTGGAGGACAAACGCGTAATGTCAGAACAAAAAGAGTTTCATCTTGTAGCAGAGTATTGTGCGTATTCAACTTGGATTCTAGATCGAGATTTAGATGAAGCAGTTGACTACTGGGTCAAGTGGGATATTCTCTATGTTCAATGGGAAGAAGATGGAGAGATTGAAATGATTGATCCCTCTTATCCAGCATATGAAGGTGAGTTTGATACAAAACGCCCAATTGATGTCACATATTATGGAGAGCAATAATGGAAGGACCATTCAAAGAAGCACTTGATAATCTACCAAGCCAAGGAGTGTTTCAGCACTCTTTGGTTACTTATCGGTATAACAGTGGTCAACTTGTAAAAGAAGTTGTCACTCGTACATATAGTCAAAACGGAGACTATGTAGATTCTTCTTATAGTCAACCGATAGGCAAAGGCAGTTCTGTATGACCGATGCAGCAATCATACTTATAATACTAGTATGCACACTAATGATCTTTTGGAATAATAAACCGAGGATATAATGAAGATATTAATATTTGGTCTTCCTGGTAGTGGAAA